ATCAGTAGCGCTCTCGATGTTGTACTCTTGGAACAACTGCTGGATGATGGCACGCTTGCCATCGGTCATTTCTACTTTGTGAATCTCTTTTTTCTGTTTTGCCATGATAAAAGGCCTCCTATGATTTATTTATATTTTATCATAGAAGACCTTATGATTCGATATGATATCAATTTACAGAGATTTTTTCATACTCTCTGATTATTAACTATTAATAATCACCTTTTCTTTACATTATAACTTATATACATTTAATCCATAATGGTTTGGGTGTCCATATTTTGCTGCGTCATATCCATAACAAACATAATATTTGCCTGGGCCTACAGCGATTTCTCTTTTTTCACCTCTTCGCATTGCATGTCCCATACTTTGCATTGAAACACTCATATACATTTGGTCACAACCGTCTAAAGCACTAGCTAAAACCGCACAAGCATATTTACCACCCCAAGCTTCGCTTTTCGGCGTGAGTGTTGAAATTCCAACAGGATAACCATCACTATTACAGATAAAAGTAATAGAAACATCTAAATTAGGATTTGTTACCATGTAATATTGAACTGGTTCACCTGATAATTGTCCATCCCCGACATGCTCTAATTTATAATTTTTAAAATTATATTCAGGCATATCTTGAATAATCTGCCAAGCGCCTTTCTTGGATATAACGAGCGCACCCGCATTACAAGATAAACTTGGCAAGAGTATTGCAAGAAATGTAAATAAAATAGTTATGATTTTTACATTTTTAATAAACATATTCAATTCCTCCATTTCGTTAATTTTATATCCGAGGAGCGAGCGCAGAAATCATCTTTTTTGCGTCTGCTTCTTCTTGTCCACCTTGATGCAAGTCAACTACATTATAAAAATCTACACGTGCAGATTGCGTGTTATTACTTCTTAAATTGAAAACTGCTCTATAATAATAAAGAGTAGCATCTGTATTTTTTAGTGATTTACTTGGCTCTTTTGCTTCGATTTTTATACCTTCTGTTAATATATTTATTGCTTCATCATAATTTTTATTTTCTTCCATGCAAGCCATTGCATAAGCTATATACCCTTGACTATATTTTGGTAATCTATTAATAGAATTTCTTGCAACTTGTTTCGCTTCAGCATATTTACGCTTGTCGATTAAATCGTATACTCTATTTACTTCTTTTTGTTCACGCTGGCAGAGTGCTTTAAAATTTGTCGCCCGCTTTTCATTTTGTTGATATTCTTTATCAACTCTTTGCTTCGTTTCTTCCATGAGATTATAAAATTGTGCTAAGAAAGAATCATTAGCAATGAAATCTTGTCTTAATATTCGACCACCTTCAGTTACGCTAATATAGCGACCATATATCCCTTTGGGGTCACGGAAATATCTAAACATAACTTCTGTAATATTACCATTACTTCTATTTTTTGCTTTAGCCCAGACTTGTTTCATTTCAAGACTGTTTTTACTATATTGACGCCATTTTAAGTGGGTCCATTTATCTTGAAAATAGTAGTCGTAATTTCCAACTGTCGCTACATAGTAATCAGTTGCTGAAGCAGAACCATTAAAAATAAAGAGAGAGAGAAAACAAGTTACTATAAACATTGAAATTTTTTTACACATAGACCGATTCCCCCATTCTTTAACATCCAACTACTTAATCAATCCGCATTACTTTAGTTAGTTGGTTTATGTATTCATAATGTAAATTCCAACCTCCTTCTCCCAATCTTCCAACAGGATAATCTAAAGATACTGCCATAGTATCACCAGAAAACAAATCTTTACTGTTATTTTCATAAATTGGATTATCTATAGTATCTGAAAAGCCTCCACCTCTATGATTTGGTTTAATGGCATTAGAGCCTGGTTTTCTTAAAACGAAACTATCCATTGATAAATAAACGGTTCTCGATGAATTGTTTGTAACATTGAATTTCAATCTTAATGTCTTTAGAGCGCCTTCTCCATAATATTCGAATCTACCATCGCTAACTTCTATAGGAATATTTGATTGGATGGATTCTCTTTGTGGGGGAGGGGAACTCTTCTGAGCTTCTTCTTTCTCTGCTGCTTTTTTCTGTTCTTCTAATTCTTTCTTTTGTTTTTCTAGTTCTTGTTTTTCTTTCTCGATTCTTTTCTTTTCATCTTCAAGAGAAGATTTTTGTTTATCTTCATTATTAGTTACAGAAGTTTCTACAGGCGTATTTTTATTAGCGGTTTTACTAGATGAATTGAACATACTAAATAATTGTGATGTACAAAATATACTTAAAACGAAAGCAACTACAAGAAAAAGATAATAAGGGGCTGGAGTGAATTTATTTTTTTTATCTTGTGTCGCTTGACTATATTCTTCAAAACTAGTGTATTTGGATTTATAAAACATATTGTATATTTTTTTATCTAATAAATGGATGATAATACCCCAGAAGATAAATGTTAATATTCCAACCGCGATAATTGCTATTATCTTTCCCATGTCTTTTTCCTCCTTGAATAAAACATAATTAAAATAAATATTTTCTTGTATATACGATAACCTTTTTATATTGTAAAACTCTCTTTTAGTATATATCGAATAATTTTAAAAAAAGATAAGTAGTTTTTTTAAATAAAGTTTCTATTCTTAAAACGAGAAAATATTTATTGCAATATATATTTTGTACAAATGATTAAATACTACAAAGCTTTATACAATGAGGTGGAAAAAATGAGATATAATTTAACGAATGAATTCACACAGATAAATGAATCTTCAGCTGTATTCTATAATTTTGGCTCTAATCCAATTGAAATTTCTTCTTCTCAAGTAAACAATTCAGGATTTATTTTATTAAGTGGTCAGAAACAACAAATTAAATCCGATTCTAATATCTATGCAAGAAGCTTAGAAGCAATTGGAAAACTTAATGTGGTTTCTTTATTGTAAGGGAGGGATAAACTATGATTTATGTATTAAATAATGAATATATCCCTTTAGAAGAAACTTCTGGAACGATAATGAATGTTGGAAACACAGTAATTGAAATAAATACGACTACAAATAAGAACGAAGGAATTTTATTAATTCCAGGTGAATATCAATGTTTTACTAAATCTCCAGTGTATGTTCGATCGGTCGAATCTTATGGAAAAATTACTGTAAATGATTTTATTGAAGATGAATCATCATCAGAAATGACATTAGAAGATATTATCGTTAAATCTTCTAATACAGAACAAACTATTCAGCCTTCTGCTGGATATGATGCTATTTCTCAAGTTACTGTTGAACCATTAGTACTGGAAGATGTTACAGTTTCTTCTCTACAATCAACGAATAAAACAATTACAGCTTCAGCTGGAAATGATGCATTAAATTCTGTCACTATTGATACAGACGCTTATAATTTTCTGCTGACATTAACGTTATAAGAAGGTGAACAATATGATTATACATGGTAATTCTTATAATAAAATGTCAGTTGATGAATTAAGAGAAAAAATAAAGATTGTTTATTATAATGAAACTATAGATGAAGAAGGAAATATTATAAAATCCAAAGAGCCGATTTTAAGATGGGAAGGTTTTGCAAAAGTTTATCCAATTAAATCAACGATAACGAATAGTAAAAATGAAATTGTAAATCAAGTTGATTATAGAATCACTATTCGTTATAGAAATGATATTTCTTTCACCGATACAGTTATTTATAGAAATAAAAAATTGGAAATGTTGAATGTGCCTTTCGATTTGGATAATGATAAAAGATGGCTGCAAATGGATTGCAAGGAATTATATGAAAAATGAAAAACGATAGATTAAATAAACAATTATTCGCCCAGCTTTCAGATAAGATTGTGGCTGAAGTTAAAAAAGAACTTGCAAAAGGTGCAGATAAAATTGTTACTGATGCTAAAGCAAAATGTCCTGTTAAAACTGGAAACTTACATGATTCAATTCATGCAGAGTCGAAGAATGACGGATTAAAATATAATATAGTTGCCGATGCAAAATCGAAATCAGGATATTATTACGGCCGGATAGTTGAATTCTCACCGAAAATAAATAAACCTTATTTATATCCCGCCATGGACGCGAATAAAAAACCAATACTTGATAGTATTGCGAAAGTAATTGAAAAAATATGCGAAAAAGAGAAAAAGTGAGGTGATAATAATGAATTTAATGCAACAATTACAAACACAGAATAATAATATATTGGCAGTAACAATGCAAGCGTTAAAAGAAAATACAGAATTATGCGAAATGCTGGCTGAAGGAAATAAGTCAATTTATCATATCCAGTCTCCAGATTCGGGTAGTTATCCAATTTTAGTAGTTAGTATTCCTTCTGATGTTCCAGAGATACAATCTGATAATTATGAAACATTGCACCGAGTTTCGATACGAATTCATATTATTACTGAAGACGGCGCCACAACAGACATTTATAATAAAATAAATGATATTATGACTAAAGAAATTGGCTATAATAGAAAACAAATGATAGAGTTCATAGAAGATGGATTATTTATAAAGATGGTAGATTATAGTTTGATATTGGATATAAATTAATTAATATATTAATCTTTATATTTTATTTTTAAGATGAAAGCTATTAAATAAAGTGAATAAAAAATAAAGTGAACAATTTTAAATTATTAAATAAAATAGGAGGATTAAAATAATGCCTATTACTAATAACACAGGTGCACATGCAATCGGTTTATCTAATTTGCATTTTGCTAAAATCACTAAAGATGATGCAACGGGAGTAACTTATGATGAAGTTATTTCTGTACCAGAAATTATCAGTGTGAATATCGAACCGCAGACAAACGAGGCTTCCTTATATGCCGATAATATGAGTGTCGATGTTGCTTCCACAACGCCAGAATATAATATTTCTATAGAGATGGCTGGTTTATCTTTGGAAGTACGTGCTTTCCTGTTAGGCCACACCTACACAGATGGAAAAATTGTTGTAAATAGTGAAGACACTGCTCCTTTCGTTGGAATGGCTTTTGAATCTCTTACTTCCAAAGGCACGAAACGATATAGCAAGTTCTTGAAAGTAAAATTTACCCAGCCAAATGAAAATCCGCAAACGAAAGGCGAGAACGTGGAATTCCAGACCGCAACTATTGAAGGGAAGGCTATTTTCAGAACTTACGATAGCCAATCTTATGAAGCAGCCGATGAATCTGAGGGATTTAGCGGAGGGGCTACATGGTATACCTTCGCAAGTCTCCCTTAATACATCAAATAAGAAGAGTAGAGATATTATTTCTCTATTCTTTTTTTATATATTTATATCTTTCAGTAGAAAATCCATTCTTATAGTAGAAATAATAAAATAAGAAATGAGGAAATTTATTATGTTAGAAAAAAATGAAATCCCATCTATAAAAATTGGTAATGAAGTTATCTATGCCGATGAAAATATAAAAATGAAAGTTTGGAGGAAGTACCTTAAAGCAACAACAGAAAATAATTCTGATTCTATTGCTGACCTAATTCTTAATGCTATTGATATTATTGTTATTGTATTTAATAATGATAAAGTAACAAAAGAAACTATTGATGAATATGTATCTGTTGATGAAATCATTCCGTTATTTAAAAAGTGTAATGAATTTATGCAGAAACTTACTTTCGCTAAATTGAATGATAACCCAAAAAACGGAGAACAGGATTAAGTAAAATAAAGCTTAATCCTTATGAACAACTATTGGATTTATATCTTAAATTACAAGAGAATTATTCTTGTTTACCTTCTCAAATCGATGAACAATATGTGGATATTATTATAGACCAATTAAATTTGATGATTAAAAAAGATATTCAAGAAAATACTCGTTACATTGATGAAATAATCCCTTAAATTATTTAAGAAAGAGGTGATTAATCTTGGCAAAAGAAATAGATAAACTTTATGTTTCAATTGGAGTAAATACTGATGATTTGAAAGTAGGCTTTGAAAAATCTGACCAAACTATTAATCAGTATGTTTCCAAGCTTAATCAGCAATCGAAAAACATAAAGTTAAAGATGGATATTGATTTATCTAAGTTGGAATTATCAGGTTCCGAATTAGATAAATTGAAAGTAAAAGCAAAGGCTCTTCAAGACCAATTAGATATTGCAAAACAGAAACAGAGTATATCAGCACAAACATTATCTTTAAATACACAAAAATATGGTGCAGACTCGGCCATCACCCGTAAATCTCAAACGATTGATTTATATAGACAAAAAGATGTAGCAAATTTAGAAAATGAATTAGCAAAAGTAAATAAAGAATTAGATAAACTTACTCCGAAATCACAATCTGCATTTAATAAACTAGGAACGAGTGCTAAACAAGCTGCCGGTTCTATGAGTGGATTAACAGCTAGTATTACATCATTAAATGCAAAATGGACCGCTGCTTTAGCAGTAATTGGAACAGGTGCTGGATTTTTAAATCTTACAGAGTCCGCAATGAAAGCAGGCGAACAGCTTTATCAGATTCAAAATAGATTGAAAATCACAGCACAAGAAGCTGGACAGTTGAAAAAACTTTTCTCTATGTCTGATTCAGATATTATGACTCTGCCGTCATTCCTTGCGAGATTAGATAAATCATACACTCAAGCAGGAGAATCTGGAAAAGCTTTTCGAGAAACGTTAGATGCTTATGGTATTAAACTTACAGATTCCAACGGAAAATTATTAGGTACAACTCAACAATTAGAACAATTAGCAATTGGATTAGAAAATGCTCGTAAAACTGGTGATGAAGAATCATTTTCCATGGATGTGCTTGGTGCTCGTGGTCAGCAATTAATTCCAGTTCTTGACCAAATGGCCACGAAAATGGATTTAATAAAGAAAACAGGAAGTACTGGATTATTAAATGCTCAAGAAGCCCATGATTTATATTTAAGATTTCAACAGTTACAATTACAAGTTGGAGATTTAAAAGGGGCCATTGGCAAGGCATTACTCCCCATTGCAGAAGAAATGATGCCTAGTTTGATTGAAGTTACGAAAGAATTTTGTAATGTTATTAAAGATAATAAAGATAGTATTCGTGACGCGATTCAAGGCTGGGGAAGCGTTTTTGGAACTCTAACTGAAACAATCGGAGGAGCAGCTAAAGCCATTGGTGAACTGATTAAAGCATATAATGATTTAGATTTTATCAAATCCAGTAAAATGGATGAAGAAATCCTCAAACGCATTTATAAAGATGAAAATCATGACAAAGCTCGTGATTGGAATACACTTATTGGCGGTGCTGTTGGTGGATTTGTAGGAGGACGTTTTGGCGGTACAAAAGGTGCCGCTGTTGGTGCTGGAATTGGCTCATGGGCAATGAATAAAGGCTATACATGGGCTGGTAAATTGTTCACTAGTGATGAAGAGTGGAATTATTATAAACAACAAATTGAACTTGAACAAAAAGAAGCCGAACAAAAAAAGAAAACTCAAAAAGCTATTGATGATAAGAAAAAAGCTGAGAAAGAAGCTACAGATGCCACAAAAGCCAATACTGATTCTACAAAAGCAAATACTGATGCTCATAAAGACTCTGCTAGTGCAATAACAGCAAGAAGAGCCGCTACAAGAGAATTAAGGAAAGAACTTACAGAATTAACGAATTCTGATTATGATAATAAGTTAGCTGTATTAAATAAAAAAGTTGAGGAATTTAAAGAAAAAGGTGTCGATGATAAATTATTATCAGATTATTATAATGCTTCATTAGCACGCCTCAACGAAGACATTACAGAATCTGTTCTTAATCCTATTTCTAGTGCTTTTAAATCTGATTTTCAGAACCAATTAGATGAAATAGACGCACAAGCACGACGCTATAAAAAGCAAGCAGGAAGTGCATTATCTGATAATACTTTAAATTCATGGATTCAAAGAAGAAAATCAGAAATTACTTCTGACTGGGATAAACAAGTAGCTGAGCAAATTGACTCTGTTTGGAAAACTGAATTAGATAATCAATTATCCAGAATTGAAAGAGAAAAACAAGCTTGGATTAAGAAAGGTTTGGACGAGGTTAAAGCCACTCAATGGGCCGAACAACAAAAACGGCAAGCTGTAAATGATTCAGTGAAAAATATGTTTACTTCACAAAAGAAATATTTACAGTTGTATAGAAATGCTATGGCCGGACAAGTTTCTGCTGAAGGCGGAATGTATGATTTCACTCAATCCCAAGGTGATAGACAACAAAATGCTATTAAAGCAATTCGCCGCTTAATGATGCAGGAAGCTGGAGTTTCACCAAATGAAAAAACTTCTATGGCTGAGATTCAAGGTTTCCAAGAGGTTATGAAAGCTGCGAATATGTGGGGAGCTTCATTAGTGAGAGACAGTGATGGAAATGCATATAATTTCTCTGATTTAGCTTCAACAATTACAGAATCCGGCAGTCAAACTAATTCGATATTATCTCAAATTAATTCAGAAGTTCCACAAATCAATTCGAATTTATTAAATGTACGAGATGCTGTTTCTAATATATCTATTAATCCTGGATTTACCATTAAAGATGTTACAGATTTATATAAAAATTCAGCAGAACAAAAGACTGAACAAAAAGAAACTGATGTATCTGTTAAAACTGATTCCACAGAATTAATAAATAAATTAACGGAAATTACGAATACAATTAATAATGAAATTCCTTCTATCAGTTCTAATATTGCATCATTAAAAACTTCATTAGATAATTTTATTATTCAGCCTGCTACTGATAATAATTCAATCAGAATTGTCGAATTAATGGAAAACCAGAATTCATTATTAATGCAACAAAATGTTGATATTCCATCGATTAATACAAACTTAATGAATTTATTAAACGCAGTACAAAATAATTCTACAGCGAATAATTCTACAGGATTAAATGAATTATCTAATAATTTTTCACAATATAGCTCTAATATTTCTCGTGTATTAGAAAGTATTAATGATTCTATTCCAAGCATTAATGTTAATTTATCTGGAATATTAGAAAGAATGAATCAGAATCGGCAAGTTCAGCCACCACAAATTAATGTAAGTCCTAATATTAATGTAAACCTCGGTGGAGCATATGTATTTGATAATGCAATGAAACAACAATTAACTGATGATATAACTAGAGAAGTTGCAAACGGTGTTACACAAGCTGTCAATGAAGCTACTTCTCAAATTCAAACTGGATTTGCATCTTGAGTGAGGTGAAAAACCTTGGCAAAAATAAAAATAAATAATATTGAATCTTTTCGAACACCAGAATCTTGCATGATTACCGTTGATGATAGAATTGAGAAAATCCAGTTGATTAATGGAAATACAGTACAAGATTATGGGCATATTGAAAGCGGAGATACATTTACTATTTCCGCTTTATTTAAAAAATCTGATTTCAATTCTATAATGACTTTGTGGAATAATCGTTCACTTGTATCATTTACTGATGAATCAGGTGAAGTTTATACCAATTGTAGAATTGTAGTTAAGTCGTATAAATATGAGACAAAATTTCCTGATTATATAATGTTAGAATTCGAGATTTGGAGAATATAAAATTCGAAATTTGGAGGGTTTAAAAAATGTCTAATCCATATATTAATTTATACAAAGATACTGTTACTGGAGATGACTATTCTGGTACAGTTGTGTCTACTGGAGGTGCGATGACTGCACCTGTATCTTGTACATTAGATGCTTCACAAGCTTCCAGTGAAATTATTAAGCTCGCAGTAAGATGTGAATCTGGATATGAAGTAAACGGCGCTTGCACTATTAGTATCGTTGATGATTTAGATAATCATTGGAAATTAGATACTTCCAGTTCTGGTAGTTTCAATTCAACTTCCATTACATTAAATGGAGTCGAAGACTGGAATAGAATTTTCTTTGCAAAAGCTTCTTCAAATTATTCAGAAGACCCAGGACAATATACTAGAGCTAAAATAAGAGTTTCTGCACTCATTCAAGCCGCAACGTCCGACGACGAAGAAGGTTAATCATATAATTATCTTGGAGAAGTCTAAGTAGACTTAAAAAAAGAGGAAGGTGATTATATGAAATCAGAAGGGCTGAAAAGTTGGTTGAGATTCGATACAGATTTGAATGATTATATCGTTTCTAATACTGTAACTTCTGTTGGAACTACTCCAACTGTTTCTTCAACCAATGCTTTTAATAATAATGCGCTTCAATTAGATGGAACTGGATGTATTTATGTTGATAGTTTTATGCTTGGTGGTCAAGATTTTACAGTTGATTTCTGGGCTTATCTTGACTCATCTATGGTTGAAAATGATAGCGTATTTTCTATCAGAAATAAATCCACCGGATATTTGATGTGTATTTTATGTAAAACTTCAACTAGTAATCAGCTACAATTATGGTATAATTCTTATTCTGATATGTCGCAAGACAATGGTGCGAATAAAGTTTATTCTAATAGTTCCTTGTTTGGAAATCTTCATCATTTTGCTATCGTATATCAACATAAAGCAAGTTCTTCAGTTTATCAAGCTACTTTTCGTGTGTACATCGATGGTGTACAAAGAATGATTACTGGAACTGCTGCGGTACCTTATAATAGAGTGGAATGCAGAATTGAAATTGGTGGATTAGCTGGTGGAACTCAAATTATGAAAGGTTCCATTGATGAATTCCGTGTTTATGATGGTGTAAGACTTTGGACTACAGGTTTTACACCACCTACAGCAACTGAATATCAATCATTATATGATGATTATGATACGAATATAATGGTTAGAAATCCACCTTTAGAATGGCGATATACTAATGCTGGTTATACAAATCAATTAACTACTACAGGAGCTACACAATACACTAATCAAGTAGATTCAATTTCCATAACTGGTGTTGCATTTAACCAGCCGAATAGAACTCCATGTTTTGGAATTGCTTCAGCTAAAGAAATTTGGTTGAGATGTGATTTATATTGTTCTAATTATAAAGCTGGAAGTACAAATCGTTGGAGAATTTATGATGATTCATCAGACGGGGCAAACGGCATTACTTCTTATATAAATACAGCGAATTATCCAGATATTCATATTTGGGCAAATAATGCAGATGTAAAGACTAAAACAACTGCAATAACAAATAGCTATAGATATTCTATATGGCTCCACATGCGTTCGGATTCTACAAATGGCGTCATAGAATATAATGTTTATCATCCCTGGTACGGCTTTAGATTTTCAGAAAGTTATCGTGGAAATGTTCATAACGGTACAGCATTTAGTCAGTTATATATTCAAAATGACGGCGATGTAAAAATTTCTAATATCGTAATTTCTAATGCTCCGCTTAGTGTGAATGAAGGCTGGGCAGCGAATAGAAATGATACACAAATAAATTTTGAATTTACTGATCCAATCGTTCAGGATTTCGATACATTAATTCAACCATTAATTCCCGTTACATTAGATAATGATGTATATTTAAATGTATGTCAGGGAACTCAAGAAGATTATGATACATCAGTAAAGATTGAAAAAACGATTATAACAGATAATGATACAAACTTAAAATTCCCACATGAAGTCTACGATACAAGTAGCGGCTTACAGAATATTACTATATCATTATCAGAACAACAGCTTACAGATAATATTACTTTCACGCTAGATGACGGGATGTATACAAGTTCTGTTGATATATTAGATGCAATTGATATTCGAGCGTGGGATTATCAAAATGCTTGTAGAATAGAACAGATTTCTAAGAAAGGTATTTTAGCAAATTGTAAGTGTACAACCGATATTGATGAAATTTTATATCAACAGTTAAAATATGCAATACCTGAGTATAATTATGAATGGACCTATGAGTATAATGATGCTTATACAACTTATGTTACAGAGCATCAAGATAATCAAATTCAGAAAATGCCTTCAGCTAAAGCTTCAACTCATATTCAAACGATAGCAGCTGTATTAGAAAAAACTCCTGTACTAAGATTCAACGATTATATTTCTACAATGTCAACTGAATCAAAGAGTGGAAAAAATTATTCATCATTAATCAGTGAATTATTTGGTTGGACTAGTAGATTGCCACAAATTATGATAAATGTTTATATTCGTGGCAGTAATTTATATGTAATTCAACGCGGATATGAACAGAATACAGTAAATTTAGACGAAGCCGGTATAAAGTTAACGGTACACACAAAAGATAAAAAATTAGTGAGGACCATGTGGGGAACTGATCCAAATACACAAACTGAAGTTGAACCGTTGTATGATTCATGGGCTAGTGAAAATCTTACACCATACCCCGATAAAGAAAACCCAGAATCTCCATTTCCAAGCGGTTCTTCTGTAAATAATGATACAAATCTTGTTGAAGAAACGGAAGTAATTCACGGTGAAGAACGAGTAATAACGACATACCATTATATTGATATGGGAAACGGTAAACAATTTTTAGACCAAGAAACTACAACAACATACGTCGGTGGAAGTAAGGTTGATGAAGTAACGACTTATCATAAACCCGTTTCATACGGTCAAGCACAAGTTTATTCAGTCGATGAAGATGGAGTACTGGGAACTGTAGTTTCACCTTCGGATTTTGATGAACGAGTTACACCTTATCAGTATAATGAACTTACTTCCGGGGGATATACAGACGCATTTGTTTCTGGAGCTCATGACGAATATGGAAATTATTATCCAGCGGTGAGAAATAGCGCAGGTGATAGATTTTTAGTAACAGGTCATACAGCACATAAAAAACAAATCGGTACTAGAACGAGATTGAATGCAAATGCATTGCTAGATACAACATTCCCAGTCGATGGTCATGATATGCTTGAATATTTAACTCAGCAAATTGAGTGGCTGAATAGAAAAACAGAAGAAACGATTACAGTAGATTTATATGATTATTCTCACCTTATTGATTTCAATGATAAAGTCGTTTTCCATGGGAACACTTATTATTTAAAATCAAATGTTGCAACGATAACTGAAAAAATAGTGAATAGACAAACACTTACTTTAGTAAGATGGTATTAAAGCATAAGATTAAATCGTAGATTACGTATGTAAAGAGGTGAGATTATTATGGTAGATTTAACACCTATGAAAAATGCAGTAGCGAATATGGTTGCGAATACTATTTATAAGGTTACAGAAAATCAAAAAGCAAAACGAGGAACAATATCCGGTGGAAGTGTTGTAATAGGAAATAGAGTTTTACCTTGGGTTCCTGCGGTAGATATGTATTTTTCTTCTGGAGATAATGTTTGGTGTATAATTTCTGATAGCGGTGTCGCTGTCGTAGTTGGGAAATAACTATATATATTCACAAAAAGGATGTGATTTTTTGAATAAAATTCAATATTTATATCCCGTTGTTGTTGAATCTGTTGGAAATGGATGTATTACAGCCGATGGAAAAACATTGGGATTGATTGGAAATTTACCTTTATCACCTGGACAAGTTGTATATACAGATGGAAGAATTGTATACGGACATGTTCCAGTTAGAGCACAAGTTAATTTACCGTCTGGACAAAAAGGCATTTCAACGATTGGATACAATACGAGTACTTCATCTTATAATACCGCTTATAATCCAACATCTGGTGAAAAAATACAAAAAATCACTAATCAAACTTATCCACAGTTTAGAAATCATACAATTAATTGGATGTATACAACTCCTTCTAATATTTATACGTATACTAAAGATACAGCAAATCCGAATTCTCAACGATTCGATTCTGATGATAGTGCATTTTATTTAGATATGCATGTTACAGATAATGCTGTATATACTGCGGAATTTACAAATACTCACTATCCATGGCAAGGGAAATCTCCTCGTAGTCAATATGCATCCTGGTCAGACCCAACTTTCTTCTGTGCTAACTGTTACCTTAGCGAATCAAGTGGATATAACCCAGCGACAAATCCTGAATTTGATTTCAACTGGTTTGATTCAGACTATCCAAAAGTTGGAGATGGTGGAAGAGTATATTCAAACGTAGGTATAAGAATCAGAAAAAATGGTCGTCAAGTACAATTAATAAAATTAAGTGATTTTCAATATGCTTTACAAAAATTAATAGATTTTTATGTTCAAGGTGATGAATTAGACCCTGAAATTCAAAAACGTTATCATTGGAAAGGCTATGTTCCTCATGACGGTGATAGAATTTATACAAATGTAGATATTTTCATTGCATATCTCTTAACGCAATGTTTACATTTTCATTTTACTGATGATAATGGAAACTGGGAAGCAATAATATTCAGTATGTGCGAAGGTTGTTGTTCACCACATACGATTGATGATGAGACAAATGAGGAAACAGGTGAATTAGAAGATGTTCATTCATACTATAATTTTCCAGTTCCCGTTTGTTATTTTGTAGCAAGAGTAAATTCGCAAGGTGAGGTTCACCAATTACAGCATCATTTCGTAGTGAAAAAATGGACGAATAATCAGGTTGATAAAACTACTTGGACGAATGCGAGAGCGCATAGCGTTCCGACTTGTAATGATAAGTCTACACCAAAGTTCTGGATAAACTGGGCAGATATGGCTTATCAAACAGATTTAAGGCTTATCTATCAAATGACTTATAATAATATGTCTTTTGATTTATCCACGAGTTATATGAACCCTCGGATGTTTAAACGTTTAATAATCACTAACTATAATGCGGCTTCTGAACCTGGTGGGGCAACGAATTCGTTTTTATCATTGGATTTAAGAAATGGGGATGAACCTTATGTAATGAGTCAAGCACCAATTCATTTTGGATTTGTAAGTGGAACTGGTATGCTCGCTTATGCTGTAATGCAAGATACTAGTATTGGGATGACTTATATAACGAATGATGGGAATTCTTATTTGGGAAAATTAGTAGGATTTCACTATGGTAATAAATATTATGTCGCATTATGGGGACATCAATTTTATGTATTTGACGAAAATGGAAATAAATTAGATGAAAGTATTCCCTTCACGTACAATATGAATGTAAACATGCTAAGAGATATTCGAAAATTAAAACATCCTAAGAATATAAATGATTTGGTAGCTTACATTACAAGTAGAAATACAAATTGAAGATATGTAAAAAGAGAGGACTTAGTATTAATTACTAAATCCTCTTTTTTATTTATACATTACATATAATAGAGCAGTGATTTTAAGTAATAGGCAGATTCTATATCATATATATCAAACTATAGGAATTTAGCATTTCGTTTTTCATTGGCAATACGATAATATAATTATAGAGGTTGTTCCAATTGAATATTAGAAAGGATGATTATGATGACTGCGAAAAAAACTGAAGTGAAGGAAACTACTAAAAGAAATGAATCAATGAAGGTTCCTAAAGAAACTCTGAAAGAAATTACTAAAGTTCCGAAGGCAACTACTCAAGTTCCTCCGAAAAAAGAAACTCCAAAAGAAACTATCAACGCTACTAAAGAAGTGAAGGAAGTAAAGAAAACTGAAGTGAAAGAACTCAAAGAAATTGAAAAAGTAGCACCACTTAAAGCAACCCCGAAGAAATCTGAAGAAATTTCTAAAAACGATGTGAAAAGCAACGCTACCCAAGAGATAAAGAAGACAAGAAACGAATCTATGAAGGTTCCAAAAGAAACCACCAAAGTTACCAAAGAAAAAACTTTTGAAAAACGTCCCTCAGCTGGAAAACAAATCCGTACATTATTTGAGACTATAATTCCCAAACTTAAAGATGAACATTTAGAAATGCTTACTTCAGCTGAAAAAACAAAAGAAGTGTTAAAAATTAGGTATGCTTTCTTAAAACTTTCTACGGAAAACAAAGAAGACCGCAAAATCAATGGAAACGCAAGATATGGTTCTAAAACGATTACTATCAATGATAAATCCTATTGGATAACGAATGATTTATACGAACGCAATATAGAAGTATTTAAGGCATGGATTGAAACTATTAAGTAAAAAATAAGTGAATAAAAAATTAGAGGGTAGATTAAGTTCTATCCTCTTTTTACATGAAATCTTTTGATATACTTTTTCATTTCGCTTCCTTATTATAAGACATATATAATAAGGAGACGATTTTAAGTATGTAAAAAATATTTCCTTATATGAAAATTTGTGCTATAATAAATATTTACCGTATTAAAAAACGGAATAAATGATAAAAAACAATAAAACTTCCCTGTGGGGAGGGCTTGTTTTCGTTTATTCAGCAATAAACGGCAGTATTCCATGATTAATTAAAACTTTAAAAATTACATATTGTGTATGTATAAATTTATCCGTGTATATGTACGCGGATTTTTTATTACGTTATATTAAAATAAAGGAGTGTGATTAATCATGGAAATTAAAAAAATCTCTAAAGGAACTATTTCAAAAAGGAAAGACGGAAAATGGATTGGACAATGTATAATTAGTTATGATGATAATTCTAAAAAAAGAATTTCAGTATCTGCAAAAACAGAATTAGAATGCAGTAGAAAATTATCTATAAAAAAGAATGAATATATTTATTTAGCGGAAAATGAATCTGCTTCGAATGAACAAGAGAATTCTAAGACAACTTATATAAAGTATTTATTGACAGAATGGTTATCTGAAAAAGAAAAAGAGAGAATCTCGCCAAAAACGTTATCTAGTTATAAATATATCATAGCAAAACATTTTAAGCATTTTGACGAATTATCACCTGATGAAATAACAACTAGTCATATTTTAGAATTTCGAAATTATTGCCTAGAAAAATTAAATTTATCGACTGGAACATATAAAAAAATACATTCTATTATAAATGATTCTTTCAAAAAACTAATCAGAACACATATAGTAGAGACAAATCCATGTGAGTATATTAAATCTGTGGAAGTTGAAGAAAAAGAAAAAGAAATATTTACAGAAAAAGAAATAAATATCATTTTAAATGAAGCAAAAATACATGATAAAAAATCTAAACGTTGTAAATTTATGTATCCCTATATTTTATTTGCATTAATGACTGGAGCAAGACGAGCTGAAATATGTGCATTAAAATGGGACGATATTAATATTAAGAAAATGACTTGTTCTATAAATAAATCAGTAGTCGTTTTAACAGGGCATGAATATATTTCTACAACAAAAACAAAAAAATCGAGAGTGGTTCCAATAAATCAAAAATTATTAGATGAACTATTGAAATTGAAAGAGTATAAATCTGAATTTGTATTTCCTGATTATCGTGATAAACATAAATTTATTTCACCACGAACAATAAGTAATACATATATAGCACTCCAAAAGCGAATTGGTATAAAAAAGGGGATTCATGTATTCAGACATACGTTTATAAGTAATGCCCTGGAAAAAGGATTATCGTTAAAACTGATAATGCAAATTGTGGGTCATACTAATTTATCGACAACTCAACGATATTGGCATCCAGAAAGCGATAAATTCGATGCTGTGAGAAATCTGTATATCGAATCCTGACGTACCTACGGCGTCCGTAGGTGTGTTTTATTGAGTAAGCTATACATCTATATACCTATACTCAAAAGAAAACGTTTACTTAGCTATATAAAAAATGCTATAGTAAAAAACTATGTTATTTTTTATTTTCCAATCAAAATGAAAAACATTTTAAAAAATTTTAAGCGCATACATCAATGGCTAGCACTTTCCAACTGGTTCTACACGTAAACATTTGCTATTGCTGTCCACGAAGGTTTTGTGCTAGTATAGCTTTGTCAGCTGAAATAAGCAGTGAATAATATATAATAATATGATTCGCGATAGTATTGTTATGTACATTACTTATTGACGCTGGAAGTGGTGGCTGCCCATCTTTATTAGTTCCTTGAAAATTGAATAAAGAGGTGAGATTCAATGATTGAAGCAGTTAAAGCTGATATAAATCAAGCGGTGATACCAAATCAAGCAGTAATAAACGGATTTCCGGCTGAAAAAGTACAACGATTGAATGATTTAATTGTTGAGTATTACTTATGCCCAGATGTCAGATTATTGGCTAGAAATGTTTTGAATGAAAAAATGGCTGAACTTTTCAGCATTACTTCAGATGTTGTTACAGATAAGTTTGAAATTCTGCAACTAGATGATAAGCTGAGAATTTATCATGAAGCAATTACTACAGCTGTGAAACTGTATCATCTTTGTAAAGTCGAAGAAGAACTTTTATCTGCCGTAGCAAATAAATAATCTTGTATAGATAATCTTGTATAAAAAACCACTTAGAAGATGTGATGAATTTAAATTTCATATCTTCTAAGTGGTTTTATTTTTGTGCGAATATATAAACTTATTTAAATAGATATAATTCAAGGTGCGAATATATAAATAACATTATTTTTATTTTTTTTTTTTTTTTTACTTTAGATAGTATTATTATGAGCATTAAAGAATATTACTTTATTATTAATATTAACAATAACATCTCTATTCATATATTTTATATTACTACATAGTTCTTTTAGTAATT